AGGAGGATATATAGCTTTTGTTGGAGCTAATTCTCCTTCAAAGTTAGCAGCAAGACCTATCAGAAACATATTTCTTGATGAAGTTGACAGATATCCAAAGAGTTCAGGAAATGAAGGAAGTCCTATTTCACTTGCTAAAAAAAGAACTTCTACATTTGATGATATTACAAAACACATTATTACAGGAACTCCAACAGTAAAGGGTTCATCTGAAATAGAAGATGAATATAATAATTCAAGTCAGGCTGAATGGTATATTCCTTGTCCTAACTGTAAGAAAGAACAGACTTTTAAATGGGGAAATATAAAATTTGAACCTGATGGAAGTAATGTAAGAATGGTCTGTCCTCATTGTGGTAAAGCATTCACTGAAAAAGAGTGGAAAAAAGGTAATGAAAAAACTGGAAGATGGATACATAAATATCCTGAAAGAACAAAAAATCTAGGTTATCACTTGAATGGGTTAGCTAGTCCATTTAGAAACTGGGAATCTATTGTTCAAGAATGGTTAGAAATTAAAGGAGATGTTGAAAAACTAAAAGCCTTTATAAATACAGTTTTAGCTGAAACCTTTGAACAAGAATATACAGGAAGATTAGATCCTAAGAAACTTATCAAGAGAACTAGGGAAAAATATGGTTATATTCCTGATAAAGCTTTAATTTTAACAGCAGGAGTAGACATCCAGGATAAGTGGATAGCTATTGATATTAATGCTTGGGGTCTTGGATATGAAAGCTGGGGAATGGAGTACATAATTTTACATGGAGATTTGAACCAGCAAGAAATCTGGGACAGATTGGATAAAGTCCTAGATAAAGAATATTTTTACCAAAATGGAGATAAATTAAAAATTTATGCTGCTTGTATTGATACAGGTGGGCATCACACTCAAAAAGTTTATGACTTTGTAAGTCCTAGACAATACAGAAGAATAATTGGTATTAAGGGACTTGGTGGAGAAAATGTTCCAATTAATAATGGATTCAGAAAAACTAAAAATAAAGAAATAGATTTATTATCTATTGGTTCTAATGCACTAAAAGATATTGTTTCAGGAAGATTAGATGCAAGAATCAATGAGGAAGGTTACTGCCATTTCAATGGAGAGTATGGAAAAGGATATGATTTAGAGTATTTTAAATCTTTAACTGCTGAAATAAAAGTTCAAGAAAATCGGAAAGTAGTTTGGAAAAAAATACAAACAAGAAATGAAGGCTTTGACTGTAAGTGCTATGCAACAGTTCCATTTTATGTGTTTAGAATAGAACCTGAAAATTTAGTAAATCTTAGCAGAGCAGAATTATTAGAATTATCAATTAATGGAGTTTTAGCACCAAAGAAACAAGAAATAGCTATTGACAGAAAAGGGGTTGAAGTATGAGGAATGTAGCAAGTTTTGAAAATAAATTAATAGAAATAGAGGAAGCTGAGGAGGATCTTATTCTACATGGCTCTGCCTGGTTTGCTGGTGTTGAATTTTTAAAAGAAAATCCAGCTGATATCAAAAAATTGGCTGATTTAAAAGAACATTATAAGAAAAAAATTGATGAAATTTTAAATACAAAAATAACGGTCCAGGAATGTGAAAGATATATAAGACTTTATTTAGAAGCAGAGGAAGCTGTTTTAAAAGGTCAAGAATACACAATAGATGGACAGAATTTAAAAAGAGCTGATTTGGAACAAATAAGAAAAGGTCGGATTTGGTGGGAAAATAAAAAAGCTCAAATAGAGAGTGGAACAGGAGAAGGAATAAGATTTTTTCAAATAGTTCCTCATGAGTTTTAGGAGAAAGTATGAAAAAAGTTAATACTGAAATAAATAAATTAAACCAGGAACTAAAAACAGAAGAAATTAGATACAAAATAGAAGCTATAAGACAACAAAGAGAATTTCTTAATTATAGTCAATCTGGTGCTAGTACAACTAAGATAGCATTTAGGAATGTTTATAGTTCATTAGATACAACCAAAGATGATATTGAAGATAATAAAGAAATCTTAATGGCTAGATCAAGGCAACTTTTTATGGGAAATCCAATTTCAAGAGGAGCTATTTTAAAAATAAGAACTAATGTAGTTGGAGAAGGGCTAAAGCTAAAGAGTAAGATTAAAAAAAATCTTTTAAATTTAGATAATGATGAAGTTGAAAAAATTCAAAAGCAAATAGAAACTATTTGGGATTTATGGGCAGATAGTGTTGAATGTGATTTTCAAGGTGAGGACACATTTGATTTTTTGCAGGATTTAGCAATGATTACTTATTTAATGGATGGAGAATGTTTTATAAATCTTCCATATCATCAAAGAAAAGGAGAACTATTTGATTTAAAAATTCAATTTTTAGATTCTGCTAACTGTGAAGCACAAGAAAGTAATGACTACTTATATGAAGGTGTTGAAACAGATAAAAATGGAGTAATAGTAGCGTATCATTTTAAAGATAGGCACAATGAATATACTAGAATACCTGTCTTTGATTCAACAGGTAGAAGACAAATATTAAAAATCAATGAAAAAGAGAGAGTAAATCAATTAAGAGGAGTTCCTTTATTAGCACCTGTTTTAGAAATTTTATCTCAATTATCAAGATTTACAAATGCTGAACTTATGAATGCAGTTGTTAGTGCAATGTTTACTGCTTTTATAAAACAAGACAACAATACAGGAAATACTGGAAAAGTTTTAGGTGTTGGAGAAGACAAATTTAAAAAACCTAATGGAGATCAGGGAAAAAAATATGAAGGAACTGAATTAAGTATGGGGTATGGAAACTTTGGAGTATTAGAACCAGGACAAGATTTAGTTTTTGCAAATCCAAATAGACCAAATTCAAGGTTTGAAGTCTTTTTTAATGCAATGCTTAAACAAATAGGAACTGCCTTAGAAATTCCATTTGAAGTTTTATTAGCTGCATTTAATGCCAGTTATTCTGCTTCAAGAGCAGCTCTTTTAGAAGTTTGGAAAATGTATCGTAGAAGAAGAAAATGGTTAGCAAAAAAGTTTTGTCAACCTATATTTGAGCAAGTGATAGAAGAGGCAGTCCTAAAAGGTTATATAGATTTACCAGGTTTTTTAGAAAATCCAATAGCCAAAAAAGCATATTTAGGAGCTGTTTGGTATGGAAATTCACCTGGACAAATAGACCCTGTAAAAGAAGTTACAGCATCAGTAGTAAAAATAAATAATGGATTATCAACAAGAGAAAGAGAAGCTACTGAATTAAATGGTAGTGATTGGAATGAAAATTTAGATCAATTAGCAATAGAAAATAAAAAGAAAAAGGAGGTTGGCTTAGATGGAAATATTAAACCAAGCAAGAAAGAATAAAAATGAATTAAATATTCAAATATATGGTCAGATTGGGGGCTTTTCTTGGTTTGATGAGCCTGTAAGTGCAGACCAGGTATATAAAGAACTTGAAAATTTTGGAAATGATATAGATGTTATAAATCTTTATATCAATAGTCCAGGAGGTTCTGTAACAGAAGGATGTGCAATTTATAGTGCTTTAAAAAGACATAAGGCAGTAAAAAATGTTTACATAGATGGGCAATGTTCATCAATAGCATCAGTTATAGCTATGGCTGGAGACAAAATTGCTATGAGTCCAGTTGCAACTATGATGATACACAACCCAATTACTGCATTAGCTGGTGATGCAATAGAATTAAGAAAAACAGCAGCTATTTTAGATATTATGAAAGACACAATTATTAATGCCTATGTTACAAAATCTCATTTAAGCAGAGAAGAAATATCTGTATTAATGGATACAGAAACTTATTTTACAGCTGATCAAGCTATTGAGAAAGGATTTGCAACAGAAAAAATTGTATTTGATATTAAAAATTCTGAATTTTCAAACTTGGAAAACTTTAAAATAAGAGATAAACAAATTATTAACAGTGGAAACACTGAAAAAAAAGGAGGAGAGAGCATGGGAGCAAAAAACATGCAGGAGCTAGAAGCTCAAAATAAAGAATTAGTGGAAGATATAAGAAAGGAGGCTATAGCACAGGAAAGAAAAAGAATAAATGACTTAGATGCACTTAATGAACAAACACAAGGCAAATGTAAAGAAATTATAGATGCAGCTAAGGAATCTGGTAAATCAAAAGCTGATATTGTTGAAGATGTATTAGCAAAATTTATTGAAAACCAAGGAACAGAAGAAAAAACTAAAGTTCCTGAAAATAAAAGTCCTGCTGATATTTTAAATACTAGAAGAGAAGAAAGTAAACAAATAGAAATAGACAATAGAACACCTGGACAAACTGATGATACAAAAAATTTGATAGCTGATATTGTAAATATGGCAAATGAAGGTTAGGAGGAAATATGAAAAGTAAAAAAGAAATACATGAAACAAGTAATTTGAAAAGAGATTTACAGTTTCCATTTTACACAGAAAAAGTGGAATTTGAAGCTGGAGAATATAAAATGGGAGATTTGGTAGAACTAACAACAGCTGGAAAAGTTAAAAAACTGACTACTGCAGCTGAAATATATGGAGTAGTAACAGATGATTTTACTGCTGATAGTAATGATAAGAAAAACACTATATATTTAACAGGGTCTTTTAATGAAAAATATGTAGATTTTAATGGTAAAGATAAAGCTGAAGTAAAAAGAGCAGCAAGAAAACTTTTAATAATGATTGGATAAATAGGAGGAAATATGTCATCAAAAATATTTGGATTAATAGCATTAACAGCAATAATAGAGCAAACAAAAGCACCAAAAAACTTTCTATATAATTTATTGATTGGTGAAGAAAAAGCTGAAAAAGTACAAGAATTAGAAATACATACTAAAGAGGCTGGAAGAAAGAAAGCACCTCTAGTTGGGAAAAGACAACAAGGAATATTCATAGTTAAAGACTCTTTTGCAGTACAAAGAGTTAAACCAGCTTGGATAAAATTACAAACAGTCAATGAAGCAGAAGCAGTGTTTGAACAACAATTTGGACAAACTCCTTATGCTGATCCACAAGCAGTTGGAAAACAAATGCTAGCAGATTCTATGAAAGAATTTAAAAATATAGCATTCAGAACAAGACAATGGATGTTAATAGAAACTTTAAAAACTGGAGTTTGTCCTATGGAATCAGGAACAGAAGGTGTTAAATATGGAGATATTAATACAGAAGTTCTTACAGGAAATGACCTTTTTAGTAGCCCAAACTGTAATCCTATTGATTACTTAGAAAAAAAACAAACTGAAATTCAAAAAGAGACTGGAGTTGTAATAGACACAGTAATATTCTCTCCTGATGTTGCAGGTGCATTCTTAAAAAATGAAAAGGTTAAGGAATATTTAAATACAAGACATGCAAATTATGTTCGTGTAAATGATTCTAAATCTGAAAATGATGATGGTAGAAAAGAAATAGCATATCTACCAACATTAGGGATAACAATATTTTCTTTTGTTGACTGGTATCAAGATATGGAAACAGGTAATGAAGAACAGGTTGTTCCAGCTAAAACTTGCATAGGAGTAAAAGCTAAAAGTTTTGCATTTAAATATGCTGCAATGTCTATAAGAACAGAACAAGGAAAACCTGCTCAATTACTTGTTAAAAAGGAAGCTATTAGAAAATGGTATCCAGATTATAGTGAAGATGAAGAATTACAATACTTCTCAAGACCATTATGTATGCCTCGTGAAGATGTAAAATCTTGGTTTATTGCGACTGTGTTATAAGAGGAGTGATGAGATATGAAAAAAATGATAGCTATTAAAAATATAAGAGTTGAAGAAACATTATATAAACCAGGAGAAGAATTTGAAATTGCTGAAGAAGAAACTCAAAGATTAATTGATTTAGGAGCTGCTGAGTTCGTTAGTAACGAAATAGAAACAGCTGATAATGAGGAAACTAACTCAGAAGAAGGAAATAATGTTGGTGGATTAAAAGAAGCAAAGACACCTAAAAAAGGTACAAAAAATGAATAACACTTTTAAAGATGATATTGATAAGACCTTTTTTACAGATTTTGCTGAAAAAATTAACTTGTCAGGAGTAAAACTTAAAGCAGTAATAACAAAAGTACAAAGTAATCCAAAATTGACAGGAAAATTTAAAGAAAATTTGGATTCAACAACATTAATAAGAAATGGTTTAAAAGTCTCTATTAAAACTAGAGACTTACCACCTTCTATTTCTGTTGAAGTAGGAGAAGAAATAAAAATTAATAAAATTTCTTACTATGTTTTTGATGTTGAAAAAAGACATGGAATGACACATATATATGCACAAAAATATGAGGGATAGATATGTATACTCTTGAAATATCAGATGAAAGTTTAAAAAAACTTGAAAAAATTGGTAAAGAATTTTCAGGAATGGATAACAAAATTGTAAAAGAAGCACTAAGAAAAGCTCTTAATTATGCCAAAAAAGAAGAAAAAAAGTTTATAAAATCCAGGTATTCTTTACAACAAAAAGTTGATGCTAATTCTTTAAAATCAAAAATAACATCAACTGATGGTGTTCTTTTAGGAAGTACTAAAAGAAATAAAGTTTCTGAATTTGCAATATCTAAACCAAATCCTGGAAAAAGTAAACAATATATAAAAACTAAAATAGTAAAACCAAGACCAGAAATGACTTGGAAAACATTATTTTGGGCTTTTTGGAAAAATGGTAATCCTAAACTTGTGTTTAGAGTAGGAAAAGAAAGGCATAAGATAACACTAGCAACCTCTTTATCTGTAAGAAATATGGGATTACAGATTGATAATGAAAAAATATATGAAGAAATTCAAAAAATATTTTCAAAAGTTTTAGAAGAAAGGATAGATGAATTATGGAGGGAATAAATCCATTAAAAAAGAACAGTTTAGCATTAGAAGGGCTATAAAAAAAGCATTTGCAGAAGCTAAAATAGAAAATTTTAATTTTTTTAGAAGTTATATTCAGCCTAATAATCTTGAAAATAGAATAAATAATGCTGGAAGTAATAAAGAAAATAAGTTCCCTTTTGTTATTATAAGACCGATAAAATCTGTACAAAAATCAAAAAGTGGAGTTACTTCTAAAATTGCTACTTTCCTAATTAGATTAGGAACAGAAAATAAGGACTATGAAAATGGATTTTTTGAAATAGCAGGAATAGCTGAATATTTAGTAGCATATTTTACAAAACATTCATCAGCAATTGAAAGAAAAGATGGATTTAGCTATTCAATAGATTTAGAAACTATTGAAGCTTACTTAAATGAAGAAATGACTGGTGGAGACTTTTGGATTTATGACATTCTTTTACAATTAAATATTCCAACTGTTCCACATACAGCATATATAGAAGAGACTGAAAGAGGAGTTTCAAAAGAGAAGGAGGAAAAATGGCAGGATTAAAAAATGAAAAAGATAAAGAAAAAGATAAAACAGTAGTAGCTGAAACTACAAACAGTACAGAAGTAAATGTGAACAGTGAAACAGGTAACACAGAAGTAGTTACTCAAAATCAAGTAACTACTGAAGTAAAAACAGAAAAAAATGAAGAAAATAAAACTTATATCTACATTGGTGAAGAACTAACAAAAGATGGTTTTATTTTAAAGCATAAAGGTTTCTATACTTCAGAACAGTTAAAAAGAATAGAAACTGGAATATCAAATTATGATGAAATCAAGGAAAATTTCATAGATTTAGATGAATATAGTGAAAATAGATAGGAGGAAAAATGGCAAAGTTTCAACATGGTACAAGTTATAA